ATCGTTGCTTTAACATCTTGAGCTATAAGTCCTACTCGTTGTTTAGTATGTTTTTTAGATCCATCAGGTTCATAGTATTCTTTAATTTGGTTTCCATTTTTATCTTTTACAATATTAAAATAAGATTTACGTGGATCTTTTTTGTAAAAGACTGGAATTAATTTAGAAATAAAATCTAAACCATAATCAATATCATTAATATCATACTTATCTCGTATATCAGAAAGTGCACTTATAGTTTGATCATTACAACGTAAGCTAGTTACATTCGTATCACCTAATGTAAATTCTCCTGTAACTGTAGCTGCTGTAGGTTCTGCATCAAATCCTAAACAAGTATTATAAGTACCTGTAGTAAGAGTACTTCCTGCTGTTGAACCTACTACAGTATTATAAGATCCTGTATTAAGTATTAATGATTGATAACCTATTGCAATATTATCAACTCCTGTAATATTAGCATTTAATGCATAACTATTTATAGCTATATTATTACTTCCTGTATTACTGGTTAATGTAAGAGCACCTAAAGCAACATTATTTCCTCCAGTCGTAACTGAACGTAATGCATTCATACCTAAAGCAGTATTATTACTTCCATTAGTAAGTCCTTCTAATGCCTTATAACCTATAGCAGTATTTCTTTCTCCCCCATTACAAGTAAATAGCGCGTTATACCCTACGGCTACAGCATACTGGGTACTACCACTAGCTAATGCATTACTACCTATAGCTACTAATTCTTCAGTATTAGTAGCAGCAGATAGTGCATTAAACCCTACTGCTGTATTATTATCACCTGAAGTTAATGTTGTTAATGCATGATAACCTACAGCTACATTATTAATACCAGTAGTACTTGAGTTAAATACAGCAATACCAAATCCAGTATTAGTTGCTATATGCCCTTGCCCATAAGAGTATACATCTCCATCTACACTAATTGTTAGTGCTGTTGCTGTTGCATTATCATCAATACCAAGAGAAGCATTATATGCTTGTGTCCAAGCAGAACCAGTATAAGTATATAAACTTGTTGATGTAGAATTCCAATATATGGCTCCTGTTTGTAAAGCATCTCCATCATTATCAAGTGTTGGAGCTGACGCTTTTGAACCAAGATAAATATCATCAAAGGTATCTATTGTAGCTTCTACTGAAACTAAATCAGCTGCCGTCGCTGCCGCGTCGGCCGCTGTCGCTATGACATCTGCCGCAGTTGAAACAGCATCTGCATTTGTAATTACGACATCTGCATTCGTTGTAATAACATCAGCTGCAGTTGAATCTACAGCAGCAAGAATTATTGCAAAATCTCCAGCATCAATACTGGCAGCAGCTATAACAACAGATTCAATATTATCCGATACTTTTTTTACAATATCATAAGAAGTATTAATATAGCGATCAACCAGGATCGTTTTTGTACCTAAACCTTTTTTTATAGCCATCCGCTTTCCTCAAATTTTGTATTCTGGTTATTGTCGGTATTTAACAAACCTTTATGGTCGATTAAAGCAATAGCAGCTTCAAACTTTGCATAATGGGAAAGTGCTGTGGTATCTCCCTCACTTAAATTCATTCCAGAAAAAACTCTATAAGCAATATATGAAACCATTGCTTCTAAAAATTGTGGGGGAAGTGCAACTGTTACAGTATTTGCATCTGTTTCAGTTAATAAAATCTTTTCAGGACTAGCCCGATAAATAACCGAGAGAGTATTTTCTCCAGTTGGATATGGAACCTGTAATGAAGTTTGTGTTGGGGTATAAAGAGAATCAACTCGATCCAGATCATTTAATGCATATTCATCTCCAATCTCATCATAAACATGAGTGATTAAGAGAATATCATCAGTGAATGGAGTAACAGTCGCAGTATCAAGAATGTATTTATACACTTCTTCTGATGCATCATTGCTGGCTGCATAATTAGAATGTAAATTATACAGAGTAATATGATCGTAGAGCTGAAGGGTTAATTCTTCAGTTTTTATAGAATATCGCTTGTATATTTCCAGTAAAGCTATATTCACGTTGGTTATCATTTCGGGGTAATCAGCTACCTGAATACCACCAGCAGGTTTACCACCAATAACTACATGAGCTAATTCACCATAAGTAAGGGTGTTGAAGATTTCTGATAGCAGCATAATCACATTTTCCAATTTGAAGGGAATATGTAAGATTATACACAATATGAGTAATATGCCAATTAAACAATGTATGAATCCAAATCAGTATCTGCATCCGGTATTTCATCATCCCAAATATCCAGAGCATAATCATTCAATTCCGGGGTATCATCATTTGGCCGCCAGGTCTGTAAATTAATCAACATTGACACAGTATCAATGAAATCATCATGTTTGGATTTGAATCCACCTGGAGAAGCTAAGGATAATTCAGTCATAGCTTCCGCGATAATAGGATCTTCTCGCATTTCTTCTGGAAACCAGATCTTATGGGACTTAAACATAGGTACCACTAGGTTAAATCGCTGCATTTTATTCGTTGATGGACGTATGCCCGGGCGACCCCCATTCGAATCAGAAGCCAGAGAAAAATAGGTATTCTTCAGCATTTGTTGATCTTGGATCCACTGAATAAAGCCACCTTGCTGGCCAGATACCTCAATTCCCACTTGCTCTGGCTTGTACATTTGAACCAATCTGAACAAATCCCTGATATTTTGGTCCATTAATTGCCGTTTACATATCCCATCGACCCAGAGCCAATCACCATTATTATTATAGGCCCAGACCGAGATCACTGAAAAGTCAGCACTGGTTTTCTCGCTCGTAGCAAAATCAGTGGTGATGTAAAAATTAAATCGATGCTTATTTCCAAGTACATTGGCACGCTTATACCAAATAATATCCGAATCCTTGATCAACCGATCCTCATCAGACATGATCCGGAGCATCAATTCCTGATTGAATGTATCAACCTTGCCGGCCTTTAGCGCCTTCTGATATTTTTCCAATACATAATCATATGTGAATCGATCTTCCCAGGCTCCATTAAAATCCTCCCGCGAACAAGGAAATTCCTCACAAACGGGATAAACATTGACGTACCAGGCACCTGATTCCACTGCCTTATAGAGTGGATCGCGCGAGTTAAATGGAGTACCTGACCAGATTACCTTGGAATTAGTAGGATGGAGTGCATAATCTACTGCTTTGTAAACCGTATCTTCAATCGAAGCAATGACAGTGGTAGACCGAGCATCTTCATCGGACACGAGATCGTCCAGTAAAGCCAGGTTGGGACGTTTACCCATCTCTTTGGCGCCACGAACACCAGTTTTCGCGCCATAGCCCTTGACCACAAATATGTTACTGTCTGCATTTTCAAATTCCCACCTCACATCTGTAAATCGAACTTTTGGGATATATTGCTGGAGAAATTCACTATTTTCCCAGCGATACTCCAGATTTTTACGCATATTCTTGACACCATTTTCAATGGAATCAGAAACATATAAGGCAAGATCTACTTTACCAAACCCGGGAATGGCACTATAAACAGCAATATAAAGGAATAAATACTCACCAAGAAGCGTAGTCTTTGCAGATCCACGAAATAACATATTACAAATATTCTTACGCCGGCCTCTTACCTGATCCAACATCCGATAATGAAGTACCGGCGTAAGGTTCTCTTCACCTTTTTCACCATTCACTAATTTAATAAAATTAATGAATTCAAGGGCAAAATCACTGGGAACATAATTACTATCATCACCATAATTAATTGCATTTAGGTGTTGTTCCACTGAGAGTTGCTTTATCACCTCCTCAGATACAGCATTATCAATCATATTTATTTACCTTCCAGTAATCTGATGAATTTGAACTCATTGCAGATTTTGTCTATATCTTCTGTAGTTTTAGCAGCATACAGTTTTGCTGCATACTGGTCATCATTAAATAAACTATCAAACTCTTCAGTAGTAAGTTCTTTCAATAAAGTATTAGTCTCATCACCTAACGCATATTGGATGATATTACTCATCAGAGTCACTCACTACAGCCAATTTACTATGTGCAACCTCCTTAACATTCATCATACCAGATTCAATCATCTTCTTCTGTTGGGAGACGAGCGCCAGCGTAGTCTCCCTCAACTCATCAATACTTTTATCACCTTTTACACCAATATCCAACTCAATTTTTTGAGTCTCCGGTGCTTTCAAGTGAGTAAGCAAACTATTCGCAGCATCTGTCTGCACCTTCTCACTCTTCGCATTTATCATCAAAGAAGCTTGTTTATTCAAAGCCCTCTGATATAAATCTTGGTTCAAGACATGCATTGGTACCAGGGTCTGCTCCAAAACCTTATTAACCAGTTGAGTTTTATTGTAACCGGCCACATAGCTCGAAATCGTCTTATCATCAGCACCTTCATTAACTAGACGCTGGAACCGGTGAGGAAAAGTCTTGGTATACGCCTCGACATTCGAAGCACCCAATAATTTACAACTGACGTACTTCACAGCATCAATATAGCCCTGGAGCTTATATTTCCCATCAGCCATGACACCAGTGTAACTAAGCAAGTTATCCCGGAAATTCTCTCTTAATGCTGGATCAATCAACAGTGCATTGATATTACTTACCATTTCAGAGGTAACTTTGGTCTTAATTTTCTTTGGGAGAACCCGGACAAACATCTCCTGAGTCAATAATTCATTTGACTCAACTTTTGGCGCCTGAAGCACCTGGCCTTCTAAAGGAGCCCCATCCCAATTATCTTCAGCAGTCTGGATCTCATCATCTAATTCACTCATAACCTTACTCTACCTCTGAGGATTCAACCATCTGTTCAACAAGAATTCCAGCATAGGATGCAATTTTAGCTGACATCTCATGATGATATGGTGCTTTATACACCACCCGGGACACACCCACATTAGCCAGGGCACCCATACAGATACTGCATGGCTCAGTGGTACAGTACAAAGTACTTTCATGCAGTGACAGCCCCACTCGGGCAGCGTTAGCGATCCCATTAGCCTCTGCATGAGCACAGCCACACATTTCCAGTCCTTGACCGCTAGGCACTCCCTGCTGCTTCCTCACACATACATTTGGATGCGGGTAACCGGCCGGCACCCCATTAAAACCAGTAGTGAGAATTCGCTTATCCTTCACAAATACTGCACCTACCTTCCTGCCTGCAGCACAGGTACACATTTCAGCTATTGAATGTGCCAACTCCATGTAAAAAGTATCCCAGCTCTTACGCTTGGGTTGAACTTCAAATTGGACACTCCAACCATCCACCAATTTAGCAGAGACTTCCTCAGACAGTGCATTACGTACAGCAACCATTGGGGTAGGGATTTTATACATCCCAACGTTCTCTGCCCAATAAAGCTTAATCTCTTTGAAGATATCCTTCATGGTCATAGTTTCTTGATAGAAAATGACCTTATTATCGAAATCCAACCTAATCCTGCTCATGTTTTATACCCTCATAATTGTGACCCAGAATAAACCGGCTCATTGAATTACCAAATCTCAGACGCAGTTATAGCCTATAGGCTTCCCATAGTAAAGTACTTCATTACAAGCGGAAGGAGGAATGCGGGGTGCGCATTCCGGAAGGAGCGAAGTTACTCAATAACCTGATCCAATACACAACACACAAGCGTCATGAGTGACTAATACAATTTGACGGGAAGATTACTGTCATGAGCGCAGCGAAGGACAGGAAGCTTACTGGCAAAATGTATCAGGAACGAATGTAAGCGGAGTATAAATAAATAAATATATATTGCTCCTGCCTGGTCCGGCTACGCCTACCCAGTCAGTCGCTATTGCTGGACAAGCAGAGCAGAACAAAACAACCTGGAGCCAACAAACATAAACAACATTGGAAGATAGAATAGGATCCGGGACCTGCCTGATTGGATTTGAACCAATGACCTTCACCGATGGCCGGTGACGCTCTTACCTGGCTGAGCTACATTCAGGTCCCGTTTGTCCTCATTATCGTCAACTTCTCACAAAAGTAAAGGAAATTCCTCAATTATTTTTAACAAGTATTAATTCTGAATGAGGACCATACATCTCTCTTTTTAAATTTATCAAGAAATCTAAACTAAATCCTATAGGGACTATTGCCTTAATTGGCCTCTTATTATGTAACAAGACTCCATGAAGTCTTCGAGCATTAAAAGAAGCTTTCTTATCCTGAGTAATCCCACTTTCATACAATAAAGTAATAATTCCCATTATATTTTCCTAATTAACGAATTTAAATAATTTTTTATAAATAATTTTTTTAAAACTTTTAACATTCGGATCTGACGAAATTTTATAATCTACTTACAGAAGCAGTAACTGGATGTGGGAAACCCTATTTCCGAAGTACCCCCCCTACAGCTTCAACAAAACGATCTTTAACAAGTGGATATCCAATCCCAATCAACCTAGGAGTATTGTCATGACTAAAGCTACCACAGCACCAGAAGTACCCAAGAAACAATCCATCTCCATCTTCGATGCAATTGGCCAGACATTGGCTGCAACTGTAGGTGTATTCACCTCTACAGCAAGAACAGCAGAAAAGTCTGTTAACTTAGTTGAAAAGGAAGTTGACATGCTTCATCTCATGCAAGATCAACGTATCCTTGAAACCAAGGCTGACCTACTCTCTGCCGCTGTTTAGCATCACTATGCCTACCCTGAAGTCTGGGGTAGGTATATACAACACTACACTTACACCTTAGATAGATACCTAAGACTCTTTCCCTTATTAAGTTAGTACCATTCGTCATGTCCTGTTATTCACAAGACAGATCTTTGTTTAATGATAAATAAGGAGAACTCAATGAAATACCGTATATATGCTGATGGTACTGTCATTCATGAAGATGATTTTACAATGGTTGACTATGCAAACCCTTATCATGATGATCATCAAGAAGTAGAAGTACCTGATGTAATCGTAGAGTACATCGAAAATACTGCACTTGGTAAATAATAGTATTAATGTATCAGGAGATAACTCATGCACCCAAGTCATGTAATAAATAAAGAGTCTGTAAAGAATTATGTTGGTAAGCATTTGATTGCCAGTAGTTCTACTACAAAAGGTACTAAAAGGATCATTGCTCGTATTACCTATAACAAAGTAAGATTTGTTGTGACTCAAGGTGATAAAGAAATGGAAGATTACCCTTCTCTTGATAAGGCAATTGATCACTACAATAAGTTGTAATCACTAAGGCCACCATCCGGTGGCTTGGTACCACTATTAACTAATATCGGAGAATAACTGTGCATAATCAAAACAATGTTGTAATGATTCCCATGAGTGAAACTCGTGCTAAAGACCTGGGTGAAGCCCATAAGGAAATGAGAAACCAGTTTAATGAACTGAGCTTATCGATTGTTGATGAGAATGCTTCCAAAGGCACTGCTGAAGAGATGATGCAGATCCTTGAGGTATATTCACTGCTGTTCAAATGCAGTACATCGAAGGCTTATACAAATATCAAGTTTGATTTGCTTGATATGAAGAATATTGAGTTGTCTCATGTGTCATGAAACAATCCTATATGTAAGTCTTTTCTTCAATGCTTTTGCTTTTGTCGTTTTAATCTTTCGATAACAAATAGCTTCTTAAATCCCAGCGCCGCTCGCCTGTCCAGCGTATCAGTTGGAGACATCGAATAGCAACCACTAACCCCGTTATTTAGAGATATAAAGTATACCCATTAAGGGGTATGCCTATGTATCCCTTTGTGGATAGAAAGGAAATAGATCATGCAATTATTTACTAACGCACAACAACAGAAATATAAACCAAGAACAATTTATGAACTCTTTATGTTATTAGAAATCAGTAACTTACTTTATACATATACTAATAAAGATGAATGTATTGTCATTACATTCCATGGTGGAAGAGAGTGTTGTGAAGTCATTCATAAACATACTGATCTCACAGTCGTGATTCATGACATTTTCACTTATATCAACAATATTATTGAAGATGATGCTTTTAATATTGATTCATATATAGACATAGTAAATAAGGGGAGATAACTCATGTCTAAAGAACTAACTTCATTTGACCAAAGCCAGTTGGCTGGCATCAAGGCAATATCCAAGGTTATTCGTGCTATTGCCAGTGAAATGCCTTCAGAACACTGTGCTTTGTTGGACAGACAGCTTAAAGAGGTTGAGACGTTATCAAAAGCTGTAGCAATAATGGCTGAGCATTTGTTCAATACCCATAATTAATTACTAAGTAAGGAGATATACCGTGGCCCATATTAATAAGAAAGTTTGGAAAGAATATCAACCTAAAGACTTGATTGAGTTGATAATTATGCTTGGTAACAGTTGTGTGCCTTATGCCATGATTACTCGTCGTAATGGCAGCATAGCTATCAAGCTGTTAGGGGATAAGATGAATACGACTATTACGTTCACCAACAAGAAGTATTATAAAGCAGTCATTCGTGTTGTCAGTAACTACCTGAATAACCTGAGTGGTACTGAGTTTGAGCCAAAGTCTTACATGGCTGAGATTCGTTCTTACCGCAGATAATCACTCAATAACAAGGAGTTAGATCATGCCAAATAAAACCAAACAACTTCAACCAACTGCAATGCAAGTACCAGCACCTGAGCAGCTTACTGTAGCAACATTACGGAAAT